AGTCAACAGCTTTAGTTATCGTTTTAGCCTTTAGTTCTTTTGTTTCGGGTTCGGCTTTCTCTTCTTTTTCCTGCTTATCAGCATAATCAGCCTTACCCTTTTCAACAAGAATATCAGCATAACGATCGGTTACTTCATAAATACGTCCTTTTTTACGTTCATCTACGGTAACTTTCATTTTAACTTTTTTCATAACAGATATTTTAAAGGTGGGAGCCGAAGCTCCCCCTTGATTATTTGTCCTTATAAACCCACTTCACAGTTATTTCTGTACTGTCGCTGGCTCCACCTGTCCCTTGCAGGCGGTAGTAATTAAATGGCGTATTTTCCAGATACCACACTCCTACTGCTCCATCAGCTATAGTAAGAGTATCGTTAGGAAAAGCATACATAAAACCTGCTGTTGATGTTATAGTCTCATAAGATGTGCCATCCAATGATCCCTCAAGATAAAGATTGCCCTCTGACGTACCACTTATCTCAGCACATACGGCCTGAATAACAATTATCTGATCGTTATTTTTAAATTGAGTTTCCAATGGGAAATTAACGGCGGCGGCACTGGGTATAGTGTCCACTGTTAATGAGGTAACTGTTCCTTTGTTCTGCGCAAATGCACCTACTGTAAATGCGAATATTGCTAAAAATAATATAATCTTTTTCATCATTCCTCTTTAATTATGGTTTAGAAATTGCACTGGTTATATCACTGATAGCATCATACACAACACCTGCATAAGCAGTTGTCGGGAACTTAATAGTGGCCCTGAGTGATCCGGTAATGGTTTTCAGGTCATATTCCGGGTCAGTTGAATCCTGGTCCCAGATACGAATATCCATATTACGCCTGAAATAAACTGTTACTTTCGAGAAGTCACCAACCATTACATATCCTGAACCGATAAGAGTGCTTTCAACAACGGGCACGCCATGAATACGCATCCCATCCTGAGTGAAGAAAGTAGGGAACAGGTAATTGTTATTACCGTCCTTATCAAGCTGCATTTTTGCCACATCGCTGGGATGCAGTATAATACCTGTTACCTGGGTGAAATTATCGCCCAGTATCTGGTTTATTGCTGCACGTACAGCATCAGCCGTTGTCGGTGCAGTAACATAATCATCAAGGTCAGTATCTGAGTATGCCACAGCAACAGTATCAAGCCCCACAAGATGAGGAGTTGCACCGCTGCCACTAAACACTTCAGCTTCAAGCTGACGGCGAAGCATACCTATCAGTTCATTACGTATCTCACTGATAATAAAAGGCCAGTCTTCCAGACTCTCGTTTGAGATCTTGATATATGTACCGATCTTTTCAACCAGTGCCTTTTTCTGTGCCCAGTGAAAATCACTCTGCCCGTAATGCCCGGCCTCAGCCAGTGCGGCGGTTCCGTCAGTACGTTCTGTACGCTCAATCCATGTCACATGGTTGCTTGACGTTGTTCCAATGGTCATCAGGTCAAGTATCGAAGTCCTGCGATCGGGTGCCTTATCAACTCCTGGTGTACGCATTGGTAATATTACAGCCGTATCCAGATCGAATGCTCCGAGGTTATCGTCAATAACGATATTTCCTACCTTGAGCATATCCCAGGGGTGACCCTGTATTTCACTGGCAAACTCGTTACCAGCCTTCATTATCTCTTTAGGATCGGCCTTTTTTAGTGCTTTTAAAAACTCATTACCATAGCCTTTGACTAATGGTGTAGATTGCTCTTTGAGTTTTATCTCAAGTTCGTCCTGCTGCCTGGATAACTTCTGTATATCTTCAGCAATAGCCTCACTTGTAGTTTTCATCCCGGCAATTTCATCACCTGATGCTTTGCCTTCAATAGCTTTCTGAGCATCTTCCATCACTTTTTCAAATGCTTTCATCTTCTCATTAAGCTGTTCAGTAAGTTCTTTTAATTCTTTTTCCATTTTATTTTAATTTAAGTATGGTCTTAAACTCGCTTAAAGTGACTTCATCAGTGGTGCCTTTAAGGTCCGGCTGTTTGTCGGCTTTTAACCTGTTAAGATAATTTATTTGTTTTTCAATATATTCAAGTTTAATATCGTCATAGCATTTAATATCAAGCATAGCACGGAGCGTTAGTATATCCTGCTCTATATCCTCACGGCTGTAATCTTCCAGTGACTTAATGTCAACAGTCAATGCTTGTGAATTAGCTCCCCAGGCCGTTAATGTTGATACTTCGAATAGTTTCCATTCTGAAACAGTGCGTTGTTCTGTTTCCTGATCAACATCATATTTAACCGGTATAACAGCAACACTATGTTCCATTTGCTTACCAACATTTGATAATGCCCGGTATTCAGCATAAGTTTCTTTACCGAGTTGTGTATCCATGATGAGCTGTGATGTAACCAGTAGCCCAAAATCATCTTCTTTGATCTCTTTAATAGCTCCCGGCATATAGCGCATGTCATGCCATTTGAGGTGACGTAAACGCTTGCCATTCTCTTTCAGTGTCTTTTTGAAACTGCCTGGCATGCTTATATCACCATCACTGTCAAGATTATTAAATGCGTTAGCATAAAATGTAACAAGCCCCTCACCTGTCAATTCTTTTATCTCATAATCAAATGCTTTAAATTCTTTCATGTTTTTATATTTAATACTATATTAATCAACATCATAAACAACTGTACATCTGCAATTTATCACTTCTTCCGGAGCACCTGTCGGATCACCCGGGTATTTAAGCCCTGTATTATATTCATAATCCATTGATACATAACCGAGGCTTTCGTAAAACAAATGCGAATCCCTTACTCCCGGCAGTCCGCTTGTTAGCCATGCTTTACGCATATTAACGCCTGAAAATAGTGCAGACTCATAACTGCCCCTGTTACTGGCTCCTATCACTTCAGTCCTTGCAATACGCTCAGCATGATAGTTTTGTATTACCGTAAAATCCCTTTTAAGCTGCCTGGTAACTTCTTCACTTATTTGTTCGATGCCCCATCCGAGCCGTTCACCCTCGTTAAGCACTATATCTATAATGCGGTTTATCTCCATCTGCTGGGTATTGAGTATTGAATTAGCCTTTAGTAATGATCGTTCAAACATATAATTGCGAAACATCTCTTCCCATAATATCTCATCTTTGCGATTAAATATCCTGTCCTGAATATCTTTTGCAAACTGATTGCCCACGTTGCCCCATAATTCAATGATATATGTACGGATATACTCATTGCTTTTCGTCCCGTTCACCATCATCCGCAGGGCTTCGGGCTGCATCTCGCGGCTCATTTCAATAATCCCCGCTGTTGTTTGCGCCAGTGCTTTACGGGCTTTACGCCAATATGTTTTAGTCAAAGAACGCTGTAATTTATCATTAACTCTGATTTTCACGATAATCAAAGGTTAAAAATTTCTCTGTATCTTCCATCTTTGGCATTTGTTCATCAATAGGAACTTCAGCCATCGATATATATATTTTATCCATCTCAGGTTCAGTGCGCGGATCAGCCCCTACAGCTGCACGTATCTCATTACGCGAAAAACTATTAGCACGGACCATCCATTCGATAAGTTCCTTTTTGTTTTTCTGCAATACCTCAACATTGTTATAATCAGCAATCAAAGTACCATCTTCACCAAATTGAGGAATAAGCCATTGCGATAATCTTTCAAGATAACCGTCAAGCATTGGCATAATACCATTTGTCCAGAGGCTGCGGGCCGCTTCCTGGTAATTATTATATGTCCGTTCCCTGGATCCGCTCAATAGCTGGTTAGGTACATTATAGGCATCAGCAATAACTCCGCGAGTAACGCCTAATGAATCCAGTATTTTAAGATCAATAGGAGATAATCCCAGTGGTGTCCATTCAACAGACTTTGATGTTGCCGCTATCTTACCCCTGTTTGTATCACCAACCATATTACCCCCGGGTTTAAACTGGTTCTTTAAAGCAGATAATTGCTGTTTGGTAGTTGACCGCTGGGTTAATTTACCATCATCATCTTTAACACCAAGTACGGTTAATATACCATATGCACCCTGGTTCTTAAAGGCGCTGACCATAGATTGATAAGCACTATCCGAAGCAGCAACCGACTTAATGATAGGCTTCAATCGACTCATGCCGTATGCTCCAAAATTACTACCCCAGTCCGGGTTATATTCTTTCCAGTGCATCACATCCTGTATTTCAAATAACGTATTACACCCAAGATATGTTAAAACATATCCCTGTATAGGTTCAAGACGTGTTCCTATCTTAATAGTCGTGTATGGCGGCGGTAGATATTCAAGTCTTACCGGCTTACCTGCATTGAGCCCATTTTCGGCTTTTAAAGCATTCAGGTAAGTATTGCCGTATAACATATAACTGGCTATCCCTGCTTCAATAAAATCAGCAAGCGACATAAAGGGGGCGGGGTTCTGTATTAATTCCAGTGTCCGGCTCTTTTCTTTTTCTTTACCGTTCTTATCAATATGCATAATCGGTACACGGGATGCCGGTTCAATGATTTTATTAATCACTGTGAACACATCGCCATTACTTGTATAGTTATCGGTAAAAGTATCAAATCCCTCAGTATCGGGCCATATAACCGTATTAGTATAATTATCCACTAACAAATTAGTTATTACACTTTGGCCCCATCGCCTGAATATTCTGTTAAATATATTTACCATTATACCACTATAAATTCTTGTTCAATATCCTGTGTTAAATATGTCAATCCCCATACCAGCGCATCGATCCTGTCAGGTGACCGTTCACCCACTTTTGCGCCCCAGGTCAGCATTTGATCTTCCATTTCTTTCATTTCTTTTACGTGTTTAACCCTGCCCTGTTCATATAATGCCACTATCGGTTCAGCCCTTGTTATTTTGCCCCTGGATGCTCTTACGGCCGCATAAGGCAGGTTATTCATCTCGTTCCTTAATACCGCTTCAATAAAGTCACCACCATTATTAACCTCACCGATCACCCTGTCTGCCTGATATTTCTCATAATTATATATTACTGTTGATGCTATTTGTCGCGGTGAATATATTCCGCTTGCATCATCAATAACGTATAACAT